CTCCGAGGCTCACCGGGGGTGCATGATCGGTGCATGAACATGCATGAATGCATGCATGGAGGTGCATGACGATGCCCGCGAAGGACCGCAGCCACTACGCCGGGTCGTACGACAAGCGCGCCCGCCTGGTTCGCGAGCGGGCCTACGCCGATCTAGGCACCCGCTGTTGGCGGTGCGGTCGCACACTGCTCGAGGAGCAGCGCCTGGTGCCGTGGAAGCGGGTCACCTGGCACGCCGGCCACACGGTCGACGGCGACAACTCGGCGCCGCTGATGCCTGAGCACTCGACCTGCAACCAGCGGGCCGGTGCGATGGCGGGCAATCTGGCCCGCAACCCGAAGGGAACTCGCTGGTGGTGACCGACGACGATCGCCGCCTACGCCTGGAGCGGCTGCGTGACCAGCTCACCGCTGCGATCGAGGCGTGCAGCGACAACATGCTCCCGCAACTGGCAGGGCAGTTGCGGGCGACGCTGGCCGATCTGGCGGCGTTGCCGGAGCCCGTCGAGAGGCAGTCACTCACCGATGAGCTCAAGCAGCGTCGTGCAGCGCGTCGGCGCTCAGCGGCCGAGACTCCAGCACCTGCCTCCGGGTCAGGTCAGTAGCGCCGGGCAGGACGCTGTCGACTTCGCCGCTGCGTGCGGCCTGGTGCTCGACGACTGGCAGGCGTGGTGCCTGGACAAGATGCTGGGCGAGGACGCAGCGGGTCGGGCGTTGGCCACGACGGTGCTATTGATCCTTCCTCGCCAGAACGGCAAGAACGCCGTGCTCGAGGCGCTGGAACTCTACGCCTTCTACGTGCTCGACGAGCCTCGCATCCTGCACACGGCTCACCTGGCCAAGACGGCCGCCGATCACATGCAGCGCATGGTGGCGCTGGTGCGATCGAACCCCGACCTCGACGAGGTCACGCACGCCTACTTCGCCAACGGCAAAGAGGCGTTGCAGCGTCGGGACACCGGCGCCCGGCTGGAGTTCATCACCCGCGGCCGCAAGACGGCCCGTGGTGGTTCGCCGACTCGGGTGGTGTTCGACGAGGCGCTGTTCCTGCTCGACGAGCAGGTGCAGTCGATCCTCCCGGCGATGTCGGCGCAGTCGATGCGTGCCGACCCGCCGCAACTGATCTACACGTCGTCTGGTCCGTTGCCGGAGTCGGTGGTGCTTCACCGCTTGCGCCGTCAGGGCATGGCCGGCGAATCGCCCCGGATGTTCTTCGCCGAGTGGTCGTGCGAGGTCGGCACCGACCTGCGTGACCGTGACGCGTGGTACGAAGCGAATCCCGGTCTCGGGATCCGTATTGGTGAGGACTGGATCGCCGGTACCGAGCTGGTGCAGATGTCGCCCGAAGGGTTCGCCCTCGAGCGGCTCGGCATCGTGGTCGCCGACGACGGTGCGCACGCACATCTTCCCGGCTGGGAGGCGTGTCGCGCAACGAAGTCGGCGCTGGACAAGCCGCCGACGTCGGTGGCGGTGGCGGTCGGGCCTGGTGGCCAGTGGTCGTCGGTGGCTGCTGTCGGTGCGTGCGCCGACGGTCTGCCGTACGTCGAGCTGATCCGGCGGGAGCCGGGCACTGCGTGGCTCGTCGCCGAGGTGCAGGCCGCTCACCAGGCGGTCGGCGTGCCGATCGTGATCGACCCCAGGTCGCCGTCGGTGGGTGTGATCGACGAGATCAAGCGTGCCGGCGTGCCGGTCACCGAGGCGACCACGGCCGACTATCTGCGCTCATGTGCTGCCCTGCAGGACGCCGTCAGCAACGCCAAGGTGCGCCACTTCGGTGACCAACCGCTCGACGCCGCCGTGGTCGGCGCCGACATCCGCTCCGTCGGTGAGGCGTGGGCCTGGTCACAGAAGGCGTCGACGGTGGACATCACACCGCTCGTCGCTGCGACGCTCGCTCTCGGCGCATGGAACGCACCGGCTGCCCCCGAATCCGAGGCATGGGCCTCGCTGATCGACCTGTGAGGTGACGATGAACAAGCGCATCACCTCGGCAGTGGAGATCGCTTCGGCGGCCGCTCTCGTCATCGGCGCTGCGATGGTTGCCGGTGCTGCCGGCTGGATCGTCGGCGGTCTGCTCGGCATGGTGTTCGCTTGGCGGGCCGGGCTGTGAGTCTGCTGTTCCGCACCCGCAAGCCTGCCGAGGTCGAGGCCGAGCGCAGCCAGATCAGCTTCGCCGAGTACACCAAGCTCATCGAGCCGTGGTTGCCGTGGTTCTCGCAGCAGCCGAAGTCTCGCGAGCACACCGAGCGCACCCTGGCAGGCATGACCCGCCAGGCGTACGGCACCTCGGGTGTGGCGTTCGCGTGCGCAGCGGTGCGCATGCAGGTGTTCAGCGAGGTGACGTTCCGCTGGCAGGATCTTGCCAGCCGCCGACTGTTCGGTAACGCCGAGCTGTCGCCGCTGGAGTCGCCGTGGCCGGGTGCTGCGACCGACGACCTGCTGGCACGCATGGAGCAGGACGCGACGATCTGCGGCAACTCGTACTGGATCAGCGCCGGTTCACTGGTGCGCACGGACGGCTTGCAGTTGCAGCGCCTGCGCCCGGAGTGTGTGACGATCATGCTCGAGCCGGTCGAGCACCGCTTCGGTGGTGTGATCGGGATGCGCAAGGCCGGGTACGTCTACACCGAGGACGACAAGAGTGAGCCGGTGCTGCTCGACCTGGAGGAGGTGGCGCACTTCGCGCCGCTGCCCGATCCTCGGGCCCAGTTCCGGGGCATGTCGTGGCTGTCGGCGGTACTGCCCGACGTAGACATCGACACGTCGATCCAAGACTTCAAGCAGTCATTCCTCGATAACCAGGCGACGCCGAACCTCGTTATCTCGTTCGATCCGTCGGTGTCGCCGGAGACGTTCAAGCGTCTCACCGAGGTGATCCGGTCGAAGGCTGCAGGCACGGCGAACGCCGGCAAGACGCTCGCCCTCGGCGGCGGTGCCGACGTGAAGGTCGTCGGCTCCAACTTCGAGCAGCTCGCCATCAAGGCGGTGCAGGGTGCGGGCGAGACCCGGATCGCTGCTGCTGCTGGTGTGCCGCCGGTGATCGTCGGTCTCAGCGAAGGCCTGTCCGGTTCGTCGCTGAACGAGGGCAACTACGGCCAGGCGCGCCGCCGGTTCGCCGATGGAACGATGCGCCCGAACTGGCGCAGTGCTGCGACCGCTCTGGCGACACTGGTGCGCCCGCCCGCGGGTGCACGGCTGTGGTTCGACGCTTCCGATGTGGCGTTCTTGCAGGAGGACGTCGCTGACGATGCTGCGATCCGTGAGGCGCATGCCCGCACGATTCGCCAACTGGTCGACGCTGGTTTCACGCCGTCGGCGGCGGTGTCGGCGGCGGTCGACGGCAACTTCGACGGTCTCGCTGCGGCTCACTCGGGCCTGTTCAGTGTGCAGTTGCAGCCGCCCGGGTCGGGCGATCAGCCTGCCCGTTCGGAGATGCTGGTGCCGCTCGTCGAGGAGCGCACCACGGCGCCGGAGATGCACTTCCATCTGCCCGACTCGATCGACGTGCAGATGCGCCAGGAGCCGATCATCATCCCGGCTCCGGTGGTCAATGTGCCTGCCCCGATCGTGAACGTCACGGTCGATCCGACGCCAGTGCAGGTCGACGTCGCTGCTCCGGTGGTGAATGTCGCCCCGGCCGAGGTCGTCGTGAATGTGCCCCCGGTGCAACTCGAACTGCTGCCCGCTGCCGAGTCCGACGGGCCCGAGCGCAAGAAGGTCACCTTCAAGCGCGACAAGGACGGCCGCATCATCTCGGCTGAGATGGTCGAGGAGGACTGATGGCCGACAACGTCGGATACACCCCCGGCACCGGCGCAACCGTCGCTGCTGACGAGATCGGCGGCGTGCTGCACCAGCGCGTCAAGCTCGGCATCGGCGACGACGGTGTTGCCGTCGACGTGTCAGCGGACAACCCGATGCCGGTCAATGCCGTCGGGGAACTGATCGAAGCGGTCGAGGCAATGCGTTACGCAATCCAGTCGCTGACCCGTTCGATGGGTCAGGCGATGCCCGACACCGCCGGCCGCCTGCGTGTGAACGTCGAACTGGGTGCCCTGACGGCGTCGATCGCTGCAGCGCAGACCCTGGCGACGGTGACGACGCTGACGAACCAGACACAGATCGGCGGCCTTCCGGCCTTCGAACAGATCCCGGCGCTGATGCGCCTCGGCGCAGACAGCCTGCGCCGCAACGTGAGCGTGAGCTGAGGCAGGGGTAATGGCAACGACGAACGGCAACCGCAAGATCCTCGACCTGAAGCGATGGGAGTTCTGCACGCCTGCCCCGGTGGCAACGGCTGCAGGCGCGTTCATTTCGTCGAGCAGGCACTACCGCCAGCAGCAGCTCTACGTCACCAGCGCAACCGTGCACCACCTCTACAACCCGTCTGAGGACGCCTGGGTGCAGATCCCGTCGGGCGCGCTGGCTGGCACGTTCGCCGCTGGTGCGTGCGGCACGGCCACGGCGATCGGCCCGTCGGGTACCGCCACGGGTGGCAGCACGTCGACGATCAACACAAACCTGACGCTGGCCCGCGACCTGCGCGGCTACTCGATCCACATCACCGGCGGCCCGAACGCTGGCGTGACGCTGGCGATCTCGTCGAACACGATCGGCACGAACTCGGTCATCACCGTCCCGGCACAGGCGTCGGCGTTCACGGCCTCTACGACCTACCGCCTCATCACGCCGAGGTGGTACGTCTTGAACGCCATCACGGCCGCAGGCACCACCACCGCAGCCGTGTTCCGCTTCTACGATTTCGCGACGAACACCTGGGCCTCGGCTGAGACCGGCGCCACGGACGGCATCGCCCCAGCGGCAGTAATCGGGACCGACTC